CAACCGTCAGCTCGGTGTACGTCCCGCCCTCGTTCACGGTCGGCAGGTTGCCAATCCCGCCAAAGGTGATCCACTGCATATCGTGCAGGCTGCCGTCGTTGGGCGCTACCCAGACAATCCGCTCATACCATCGCCAGAAACCGAGATTAGCAAACTGGTTGATAATCACCTTGTTCATGGCGTTGACCGCCAGGCTCGCCAGGGTGCCTGTCGTGGCGCTGGCCAGCATCACCCGCTCAGGGTCAAAGACGCCCCGAAACTCAAAATCCCCGGTCAGGGCCCGGTAGATCGCGTCGGCCCGTCGAAATTCGGGGTCGGGCAGCGGCGCGCCCTGTACGCCAAAAAGCCATTCCACGTTGGGCCCAAAACGGTCCAGCCCGGTTTGCATCCCCCGCACCCGCAGCCCGTTACCTCGCGGCGCCTGCCCCATCCCGCTGACAAGCTGCGCCTCATCTTGCCCGGCAACAGCCGCTTGCAGCTGCTCCACCCGGTCCACCAACCCCTGCAGCACGGTCGCTATTTGAGCGATATCATGCTGCTGCACCGGAGCAGCCGCCGGCGCTGGCACAGCAGCCAAAGCCACCGCCTGCCCCTCCACTACCTCTTCACTTACAACTTCATCTTCAAGATTCATTTCTTTTTTACCTCCACTAAAATTACTGCTTAATATCTCTCGCGGTCGTTCAAGCGAACGTCCGCGTTGATTCACACCGTTCAGTGAACGTTCGCGGTCGTCCGCGCCTGTCCTGGCTTTGCCAGGAGAACGTTCATTTGTTAATTGTTCATTACTCATTGTTAATTGGCCGCGTAAGCGGCCCTCGGCCCCAGGGCTAAAGACAATATCCGCCGACTCGACCTTACCGATCTCCAGGGTTACATACTCTTCTTCGTAAGGTCCTATCTCCTGCCGCTCAGAATAACCATAAAGGATCAGACTCAAGCCCAGGTCTGGCACTTCCAGGCCCGCTTCCTGGTCGTCCAAAATCTGATCGAGCAGATCGGGCAGCCAATCCAAATCCTCGCGGTCATACAACCGTATACCGCCGTCAATGCTCTGGTTCTCAGCGTTCCAAACCGGCTCAAAGGTCACGCCGGCCAGGTCACGCACCGAATGAGAAACATCATCGTAACCAGGATGATCCACAAACACCGCCACCCCATTGAGCAGCCCCACCGCCGCTTGCAGCGTCTCGGCCGGAATGCGCCAGGGCGCATTGCCACCGCTCCGTTTCTTGACATAACCCGCCGTGATGAAGGTAACCCGATACTCGCGCCGCTCGCTTTCGGTTTCTTCGTCTGGAGCATCGCCAGACCCGGCGAGGTTGGCCACGGCCTGAAGACGTAGCGGGAGGATTAGCACCTCCGGGGTTGTGGTTAATTCTTCTTCATCCATCTCTACTTACTCCTACAGCATTAGACAAGATAGAGTCAATCTCTTCGCGGGTCAGTAATTCCCCCGCGAACTTAAAGGCCATCTCCACCGCCGTCCGATCATCAACCCAGCCATTCGCCTTCATCACCGCCAACGCATTCACAATCGTGCTGGCCGCCGAGGCCAGGGCCGAGTTGTCGGCCCGGCTCACATCCGTCGCAACCGCCTCCAGCTCCAAATCTTCTAGCGGCTGCCGGCCCGTCACCACCTCATACCGCCGCCAGGCGCAGGAACACAGGTCCACCAGAAAGCCGCCAAAATCCTTTTGGCGCATCCTGAAATCCCGGTGCGTCGGGTCGCCCATCTCCTCAGCCGTGGACCGGGTGGCGCTCGACCCCTCGGCAAAGAAGTGCAGCGGCCGGTTGCTGCCGGCGGCAAAGGCCAGGCGGATGGCCCGGCCGTCCGGTTCAGCCTCAAAGCCCTGCACTTGAGCGCTGGGGTAGGTGATCTTCTCGCCCTTGCCGTGGACCACAATCGCCCCGGCAGTGGGTGGGTCAGCCGTGTACTGCTGCCGCTTCGTGGCAACCTGCGAGTCGTCGGCAATCTCGATGTCAACGGCAGCCAGCTCGGTGCGCAGCCGGTTAAACCTGACCCGGTCTTTCAACCATTCGGTGTAGCGCCGGGCCCAGGGCAGGACCGGCAGCAAATCCCCCTCCCCCCGCACCGCCCCCACCGGCTTGTTAATGGCGTAGTGCAGCATCATGGGGTCAGACCGCCGCCCGCGCCGGGTTTTGGCCGTGCGCTTGCTCTTCCACTGTTTGGGCTCAACCGAGCCGTAAACCACTTCGGCGTAACCCAGCTCCTTTTCGTAATCCTCCGGGTCAGTCTGCACGTCGTTAATGCATAGGGCCGGCACGGCCCGGACGTGGCTCATTCCGTTCACGCTGCTGGTAAAAAGCACCGGGAACAACTCACCGCTTCGGGTCAGTTCATCACACCAACCCGACAATCTTTCGCCAATCCGGTTTTCCGGGTGGATCCAAAAGGCTTGGACAAAGGCGTCAACATCCGGGTTTTTGGAGGTGACCCGGATGCCGTCACCGACCACGTAAGCCGTGGTCAGCCGGACGACCTGGCGGATCAGGAAGTTAGAGCGCCAGGCCTCCAGGCTATCATAGAGGTCCTGGTAAGTCTCGCCCCAAGCCCGGTCAGTCGGCCCCGGCCCTGGTAATGGCGGTCCAGCCGGTGTTGTCGTCGGTGATACGGACGGAGATAGAGGCCAGGGCAGCCCGGCCGCGCCGGAAAAGCTGCGATATCGGATTAGTCAAGCGTTGCCAGAGGTTCAATCTGCACTACTCCTAACTTCCCTCTTCTCTTCTTTCGTTTGTCGCGTTCACGCTTTCTTCGTTCCTTCCGCTTCTTGCGCTTCTCTCGCCGCTTGCGCTCCTGTTCATTCGAGCGCCAAACCCGTTTTAGAAATTCTCGCCGGCATCTGCAATCGGGATGAAGCGGCGGCTGTGGTCCTTCACCTTTACGGTACTGCTTGCCCTTGTGCTTCTGGCAGCGGGGACACACCCGGTCATCGCCCTCGGTCTGGTAGACCTCAATCTCATACCAGGGCATTACTCCCCACCATTCTCAACAATGAGGATACCCCGGCTCACCCCGGCCAGCCGCTTGATCCGGCCAGCCCGTTCAAGCTGGCTAAGGTAAAATGAGACCAGCGACGTGGAGTTGATCTGGCAGGCCTCCCCGATCTCCCGGTAAGAAGGCGCAACGCCGTGCCGGGTTTTGAACTCAACTACGAAATTCCAGACTTTTTCAACACGGTCCGTCATCATAGGCCCCACCATCTCTACCACTCCCCACTGTCAATGTCTTTCATAACGTCACGCCGAATGACCGCACTCTCGCCGGTGCTGAGGAATAGTTCGCCTTCTTTGTACAGCCGGTCGGCTTCGGCCACGAGCGCCGCCGACAGCAGCCGGTCGTCATGAACGAGGACGGTTTCGCCGGTGATGATCTGATATCTGGCCGTTGGCGGCACGCCCCAGCGCAGGCCGCGCTCGATGGGTAGGCCCTCGGCCAGTTCATAGCCGCAGTACTCGCACTGCAAGAAAAACAGATACTCATCGCTGTCCAGTTCCTTCGGGTCGTGAAAGTAGCGAAAGCGGCCCGTTTCAATCACCGCCAGGAAGTCGTTGCCCAGTCGAGCCTTGCGCCCCCCGGCAAAGTCAAAGCCAAACACTGACCGCTTGTAACCCGTCACCAGGGCATCATAAATCCCCTGGCCCACGCCGGTACTGTCACAGATAACCGCCTGCGGCTGCCAGAGCTTCAGGAAGGCCAACAACTGGTTGAACAGGCTGGGCAGCCCCAACTCGTCCCGAAAGTGGCGTGTACCCTGCCACAGGGCCACGTCAACGACTTCATACTCCGGACCGAGAGGGTTAGAAGGTTGGAAGGTTGGAAGGTTGGAAGGTTCTTCAACCTGCGAACCTTCTAACCTGTGAACCTGCGAACCCTTCACCACTCGCACGATGGTGCAGACCGTATAATCCCGGCCTGGGTTGACCAGATCGGCAAAAGCGGAGGTGGCCTGTTCGTCCTGGCCCCCGACATCAACCAGGGCAAGATATAGCTCCCCCTGGCTGGGCCGGGCCAGACGTTTGTGCTGGCCGTGCATCAGGGCGCGGCGGCGTGGGGGGAAGAGGCCGGCTGCCACGTCCACCGGCTCGTTAAACAGTTCGGTCTTGACCGCCGGGTGGTTGCGCCCCTTTAGCCTGACCTGGGCTGCAATGAACTGAGAGTATGCCGGGTTCTCATGGCCCACCGTCTCAGGCGAGACCACAAAGACCCGCTGAATGCCGTCTTCCGCTTGCAGCTTCTCCAGCCGCTGCCGGATCTTCCAGAGATAATCAGATGTGGTCCTGACGGTCCCCACATACAGCGCAGTTGCGTTCGTACTGGCCCGCATCGGCGTAAAACGGCGGTCAATAACCTGTTCATTCTGGTCCTGCACTTCATTCACGATCAAAAGCAAGTTAGCCGTAGCGCCCTCGGCTTTGGCCTGGGGATGGCCGCTAAAAAAGGCGATCTGAGCTTTGCCCAACCCGCGCCGGAAGGGTTTGCTCTTGCTCCACCAGCGGCCCTTCGTCCAGGGGTTATCAAGGCGGTTCTCCAGCCGGTCTATGCCGGTAGCGAGCTGCCCCCCGGTCGGGTAGATATGCACCAGCCCGGCCTCGACCCGGTGAAACAGGGTCAGCAGATAAGCCACCAGTTGAGCCACAGCTTCGTCTTTGCCCGACTGGCGGGGAAAAATCCATAAAAACTCGTTCCCGCTCTGGGTCAGACAGGAAGCGATGACGGCATTGGCCGCCTCGACCTGGTAGCGCCGCAGGGGGACGCGGATGACCAGCCTGGAAAAGAACTTTATTGAGAGTAGAAGTTGTTTTAATCGGTTCAACATTGGTCCGGAAGAGAGAAATTAGAAATTAGAAATTAGAAATTAGAAATTAGAAGAGAGAAGGATGTAGAGAGTTAGGTGAGTTGGGTGAGTTGGGTGAGTTGGGTGAGTTGGGTGAGTTGGGTGAGTTAGGGAGTTGGATGAGTTGAACTCATTAAACTCTTAAACTCATTAAACTCTTGAACTCTTAAACTCATTAAACTCTTGAACTCTTAAACTCATTAAACTCTTGAACTCATTGAACTCATTAAACTCATTAAACTCTTGAACT